GAATCTTCGTCTTTAATGATAGCATCGTTCTTCTGAACTTGGTTTATCTTCCATTCTTTTACGTTTGCTATAAATTTAGCACTTTTACCTCTGTTTTGGAGATCTAGAGTTGTATCACTTGTACCGTAACCAATACCACCGTCAAGAATACTTACACCAGTGATTTTACCACCAGATACGATAGGTTTGATGTCTGCAAAGCTACCAGTAGGACTAAAGATGAGAATATCGGAGTCTTCACGGTATCCTTTACCAGAAGCAAGTATCTGAACGTCTACAATTGATCCACCAATGATAATTGGTTTTAATAAAGCATTAAAGACGACAGTAGATATACCAACATCNGGTCTTCTGTGAAAATCCATGATATTAGTACAACCATATCCAATTCCACCTTCTTCTAGATAAACACTTTCAATACTTCCTAAAACTTTAGGATCAAGCTCAGGTTTGATGATAGTTGTGCTACCAATAGCAGATAAACTTTCTACATTTACTGTTATAGGTGGATATTTGATTGTATGTTTACCATTTCCAAATCCACTAATTACAACTGTCTTATTTTTATTATAATTCGTTAAATCTCTTTGAGATGAAACTCCAACATCACATAACTTGAATCTATTGCTATCAATCTCCTTAATAGCGTACTGTGTGGTTGTAGAAAGACCATTTGCAATAGTTCCATCTACAGAATACTCTACAATTTCACCATCATGGAAATTATGATTAAATGCAAGTATGTAATCATCAGATGTGCTAATACCTGATTGAATATCACCCTCTGTTGGTCTGCCTGGAANTATAACCTTTTTATTTGAGTAACCAGAGCCAGGATTCTTGACATAAATCCTAGTTATCGTATTTTTAGCATTAAGTGAGGTAAACTTATGAAAACCGAAACTTATATTTCCAATGTTAACAGTATTNATACCAGCTTTAGCATCTTCAGATGTATTATGTAACTTGATTGTCTTTTCATTGACCACACCAGCAAAGTAAGTTGATCCGTCAATGATATTGACGATAGGAGTGTTACCTCTGGAGTCATATACGATAGCTTCACCTACTTCAAAGTTATGGTTTTCTGGGAAGGTAACACTTTCATCAAATGTATCAACAGCCGTGCCATCTGCCTTGAAGTTTGCAACAATCTTACCTCTGACTAGGTTAGACTCAAGGACGGCACCAGTTCCGTTACCACCACTAACAGTAATCTTGGGTTTTTCTTGATATCCGATGCCAGGAGCAACCAATTTAACTTCTCTGAATGATCCAGATACGTTAGCATAAGCAACAGCGCCACTACCTTGTGAATCGTTAATGACGAGTGGAGGTCCTGTGATGACATCATAATCTTGGCCTGGATTTGTTACTTTTATCTCTGTGATGTTACCGTGGAAGATCTGTTCATCAAAAACAGTTGGTGGAAATATCTCTACACCATTTGCCAACAATCCTACAGCTCTGTTATTGACATCTCTCTTGTTCGGATCATCAAATAGATTTCTTTGTTTGTAGTTAGGATACTTTCTTAGTATTTTTTGGTTTTTGAGTGTTTTGTTTTCCCATCCTGACTTATAGATGTACTGACCAAGAGTTCCTATTCTAGCTGCAATGTACTTCTTAGCAAATACATCAGAACCACTATATGAAAGATAAAATTCAGTTTGGTTAATTACAGTTACAAAGTATATACCAGTGCTTATACCACTATTGGTTGTATTGTTCCAATAGATCTTATCTCCAGTTACATAGTTGTGATTTAAGGTNCTTACTGTGGAGGCATTGGGGTCAAAGGCGGGGTCAAACGATCTGATGGTATAAGTAAACCCACCACCGAGTATTGGTGTCCCAAAACCGTCTCTGGCCTCCACTGTGTCGGTTTTTACAAATACCTTATTGTCAGTTGCGAAGATTGGATAGTTTGGAAGACCAGATGATGTAACATAGAAGAATTCTTCGTCTTTATCTAAGTAACTGTTTTGAATACCAACAGGAAAAGCATCTACACCATCAAAGTAATCGGAGTTATGTTTAGCCTTAGTAACAGTCTTCGTAATGACTGTTGGATTGAAAGGAATTGTTGTTTGTGTTTGTACAACAATGGTATTTGCGTAAATCTTGGAAAGGTTAGTGGCATCATACTCAATGTCTTTAACTATGATAATCGCTTGATCTCCAAATTGGTTTTTGATGATTAGTTCCTCATCAATATAGAAGATAATCGAATCAAAAAGATTAATTCGGAAAGTATTNACGTTTACCTGATTAATATCAGATATATTATGACTAGATGGTATGTTATAGATCCAGTTGTTGAATTGAGGTCTATCGCCTAAGTCTCTACCAAAAGAAAGAAGCTTAAGACTATCATCAACTTGCATATTGGTAGAATCAGATGTATCTACATCATCAATTACGTTTACAAGTCTGAATTCTATTAAAGATGTTTGACCAAAACCAGCATAAGCATATGCAAGTTTATTTTCAAGTATATCTGCACCAAAAACCAAAGAAGTGCTAATACCACTAGTGTTTAAAAACTGGTTTACTGTTTTATCTGTATATGAGATAGTAAGTAGGTTATCACCTGTTCTAGGTCTTACCAATAGTGTTCCACTTTGACCAAATCCGACTGTAGAGTCAACAACTATACTTGTTGCACCCTCATCTGTTGCTTCTAGAGCTTTTGTTTTACCAGGCACTTGAAAAGTACCGTCAAATGATGTTGAGTCGAGAGACATCTCATAGAAATCAATATTATTGATTGGTCTATACTCGACATTGTATATTGAAGCACTTACAGTACCAATACCAGCAACATTTTGATATAGGAAGTTACCAATAGACTCTAAGGGTTGTCCCCCAAATAAGTTTTCAAGTAGAACGTGTTTAGTTTGGAAATATACGTTTGCAGACGGTACGAGTGTCTGTTCAATCGGTTTTAAAAGCTCGATGTCTTCTCCATAGAGAAGTTTGAAGAGAATCTGATATGAAGAGTCTGTTCCCTTCGACATGTAGAAGTCTTTTGCCCTAGTTAGAACATTTGTGACAGATGTTCCACTTACAAAACTTCTATTCTCAAAGCCAGGTAAAAATTCTGTTTTAAATTTTGTAAAAAACTCCTGTAGGAAAAGATTACTTAAGTTAGTTACTGTTGCACCAGTTACATGTTGTTCAGCGCTACTAATTTGGAAGTTTAAGAACTCAGCATCGTCTTCTTTTGATATTTGATCAATACCACTGAATCCTCTAGCACACCCAGTAAAGGATGTATCGGTCTTAGCAGTATATGTGATGATCTCATTATCAATCTTCAATAACCCATAGGTGTCTGGCCACCCAACAGTTGATTCTACCTTTATTGTTCTCGCACCAGCGAAAACATCATTAGTAAGAGTCGTTGATGCAGTTAGAGTCTCTGCATTGAAGGCTCCTACCTTTCGATACTCAGGTAAATTGTTTGCTAGGTCAACCGTACCAGACTTGTGTTCTAGTGATTCGTAATATTGGTTTAAAAAGCTCGCAAAAAGAGGTGATTCCTGATTTATGAATTCTGGAATCTGAGATTCTATGACATGAGAGATTTTTACTCTTTTAATATCTGTCATTTACCTTGTGTAGATTGATTCGCTAGCGTAACTAGATGTTGTGACGTAAGAAGTAGCAGATGTATTTTCACCAGATGATATAACATCGGGAAGTGCATCAACTGTGCTGTTTGTAACGTCTAATTGTAAGTACAAGTCTTTAAGTGCAATAACATCATTGGAATCTGGTATTGCCTCTACTTCAATTAGACCATTTGCTAAAGTAGACCCTGATATATTTACCACATCTAAATTAATCTCTCCATGAACATAATCTACAGTCCCAGCATCATTCTTAACGATTAGAGGAAGGTTATTTACAAGTTTGAAGAAGACAATTTTACCAAAACTAGTTCCAGCTGTAGGAATATCACCAAGATACAGAGTTCCGTCTATACCAGTGACTGAAAATCCTGTAGAACGTATTCCATATCCATTTGGTTGATCATAAAAAGCATTTCCATAGCAAAGTTCATAAGTTGCAAAGGTATTGAACTCAGGAATGAGATCTCTTCTCATTTTTACCTTTGTAATGTTAGAAGTAACACCTCTCGCAGAGGCATCAATCAATCCAACAATTTTAGAGTACTTGAATCTACCACCAAAGTCGTTGATGTCAGATGATCTAGAATATGAAGTTAAGGCTTTGGTTACAGATGTAATTAATTCGGTTGTATCTGAGACTGAGTTACTGTTATAGTAAACAGAAGTATCAACTTCGACATAAAGATACTTAAGGTCAATAATTTCTGGTTTGATACCAGCGATTGAATATTGTTTGAGTTGNCTAGAGATATCGTCTTTCGTAATCTGTGAAAGGAACGAACCATTCTTAGGTTTGATGGAAATAAACACTTTTCCAAACTCAGGAGGATCTAACTCCTCTCCACCGTAGGCGGTCACAGACTCGACGTTAGGATATACGAATGGAATGATACCAGAATAGTCACTTGCCGTTACTGCACGGTATTGTGAGGAGTATATACGAGGTGCTAGGTATTTGATTGAACTGATATCTTCAATATCGTCTCCCATTGAAGCTTTGTTCGCAGTTTGGATTACTGAGATACCTGATGTTATTGATAATGCCCTATCATCTTCTAAAATTCCAATAAATGAGAAATTCTTAGCATCATTTCCAGCTCTTCCATTTGAAACAATATAACTTACATTTACAATCGCTCCAGAAGGCGGTTTTTTACCTAAAATTCCGTCTCCAAATAAAATTTCATAGTGTTCATCTTCAATTTCTTGGATTAAGAACAATTTTGACTCAGCATCTACTCTTAAAATGTTATCATAGAGCGTATAGATCTCAGATGTGGTAGAAGTAACGGTTACACGGATAGAAGTTGTGTCAATATTCGCATTTGGAAGAATAAATCTTTGATTTGGCTGAGAATAATCAATCTGAAAACTTTTTTGAAGGTAAATTCCTTCGTAAACATTCAAATTATTGAAAATAGCAACATTGTTGTCACCAGTTGTAGCAACAAAGTCGTCTGGAATGGAAAAAATGTAAGATCCACCGACTTGATTACCTAATGCAACCTGTCCAGCCTTCAAAGTTACGATTCTTGTGTCGTTAGTTCCCAAGTCAACACTAAAATTGATGGTTGCCATTGCAGATCTGGCAGATCTTGGTACATAACCTATGTTTCTAGCAAGTGAAACCACATTTTCACGCAAAGTTGCACTGTCAAGGAAACATTCGTTAACCGCCATGTTAGTATTGTAAGCGGTTATGTAAGTATTGTAAGCTAAAAGATCAATCAAGGTCGAAAAGTTCGATCCTTCAAAGTCAAAATCAGCAAAATCACTGTTTACTCGAAGGTAATCTTTAATTTGTTGTCTTAGAGCAGCGAAGTCTAAGTTTGTAAACTGGTTGAAAGACATTATATTCTAGTTGATTGTAGGATGAAGTCTATTTGTTGTCGTGGAGCAGTGATTCCAACTATATCGTATCCGATTTCTATAATTAAAGAGTTACTATCCATTGGATATACCACTTTTACTTGAGTATTTGCAACTCTAGGTTCAAAGTTATCTAATAAAAGAACAATTGTCATCCTCTAATTCCATAGCTGCATCACTTCCAGCTATCTCAAACATCTGATCTTCAATCCTACTACCCAAAAGTGGGTTATAAAATCTCTCTCCGACCTTTGTTCTTACCAAATTCATTACAGAACGCTTGATTGCGTCCTCATCGACAAGAATAGCTACGTCATTAGTGACAGGATGCCTTGAAAAAGACAGGCTGATGTCACTAAATCCTTTACTTGATGCTCTACTCTGGTCAATGCTAGCCATTATTCACTTAGATTTTGTTTTCTTTTCTTGTCATTAGCGTCATCACCCACAACTTCACGCAAAATTGTGTCATCTTCCTCTGGTTTTTCAATAAAACCATCTTTAAAACCGCCAAATGGAGTGTTCTTTAGCTTCATTTTAGACAATATTATTATCATTATGTATTTAGACACAAAAAAAGACCCTTTTGAAGGGTCTTGAAACTAATTTTTATGTATTTCTAACCAGCAGCTAATGGAGATTGCTTATCATTTGTGTTTGCAGCAGCTTTTTTGCGTGCTTGAGCGCTCACATCATACTGTCCTTTAACACTTCCACNAGCGAAACCAGCACTTACTACGTTATGGGGTGCTAATTTTGGATCTGAATCTGCCATCTTTTAACCTTTTTCTTTTTATTTATCAATCTGAGCCCGTAATCGGTCTGGAGAGATACCTTCTTCAAGGTAAAACTCCAATCTGACTTGTGCCTGTTCCTTAGTAAGACCTACATCNAACTTAGGATCGTTGACGCACCAGCCAGAAGTTCCCAATTCTACTACTTTGTACTTGACATCCATTAGATTATCCTTGTTTTTTCGTGACCAACACGGATTTTAGGATCACACCAGATCTCCATACCCGCTTCTTTTGCATCTAAACAGAAAGATACGTCTTCTCCACACATATCTTGGACTTCTCCTGAGTCAAAGACTTGCATTTTTGGTGCGAACCAAGGATATTTCATCTCTTTGTGCTCAAATACNCCATGTTTGACGAGTAACCAACCAAATCCAGTGTAGTCAACAGTGAAAGGCTTGCGTCTACGAGAGATAGATTCGATAGTTTCGTGATTCATCACTCCACCATTCTTTGCAAAGTCCTCTTCTTCTAACCAATGTGCAACAGATGTTGTCTTTCCGTCTTCTGTACAGTACCAACCAGCTGCAATATCCTTTTGCATCCATACTAAACGATAGAACTTCTCTGTATCGAATACGATATCTGAGTCAATCCATAGTTGGTAGTCATATTTTAGTTTACCATCCCAAGGAATCTGGTCTGGGCCTCTTAATACGTTTGCACCAAGGCACTTGCATCTTGCAAAGTTAACCATTGATGAGTAATCTTGTGAGATTTGGATACTAGATCCATTCTGTACAAGGTCAAAGCATAGTTGAACGAAGTTCTTTAAGAAAATATAAGATACTCCTCTACCTGGCAGACAGAAAACTATTGCTTTACCTTTTGCTAATGCTTTCGCTTCCTCTAGATTAAAATCGTCTTCGACCTTTTTAGTCTTCGGAGCTTTTGCTTTTACTGTAAATCCTTTTGCCATAACATGTAATCAGTACATAGTAAGTATAACACCGATCAATCAATCTGTCCAGTGTCTTATTATATAGTCAAGAAATTAGAGGAACTCCTGACTATTACAGGGGCCTAGTAACATTCCGTGATCATTTATTTCTTTCAAAGCCATACTGTTGATTGCGATGTCGCCAGCAACAGATATCCTCTTTTCGTCTGTCAAGAAGTGGGGGTAAACCGCATGATAGCAGTCACTTGGAAATATTAGTAAGTGTCCCTCGTTATATTGTTTCTCTAGTTTCCAGTTAACCTTACGAGTTTTGCCTATGATGTCATTATAGGTAAGTATGAAGTCGCCTGCCTCTGGGTGCATGGTATTCATAACTTTCTGTTCTACTTCTGCAACTGAAGGTATCTTCAACCATGCTACAAAAGAGAACACTGCATCATGATTGTGTAATGAGTGATATTCTCCTACTCCTGTCTTATTGACCCAGAACTTCTGAAAGGTAAGGTCGTGTATATGAGTTGTTTTAAGTTTATGTGGAAAGCCCCACTCTTTAACATATTCTTTTACTACTTCATTTAAAACTTCTTTTTGGAACCTATTGTTATCATCTATCAGCATCCATTGCTGTTGTGATTCTTTTGGCTCATATTTCTCGATTAATGAATACAGAAAATCCGTATGATTCTTCTCCAGTGTCACATCTAGAAAACCATAGTTGGGTGGATTAATCTTTTTAATTTTCATTTTTGATCACCTTTATCTCTTCTTTACGAAGATCATCATCAGGGTAGTGTTTGAAATACTCGGTTATATATTCTAGCTTATGTTTAATGTCAGTATCTGGAATTGATTCCATGATAAGGTTGTCGCCAATATAGACGTTAAACGTACTCATCTTCCCATTCTGCCAACAAGTCTTCTAAGTCTTTGCGAATGTCGGGATGATACATTAAGTGATTGTCGTTTTCGAGGCGGAACTGAATTGATTCGTATAGCAATTCAATTGTCCCTGCATCGAGATCAATTTGCATTGTTTCTTGTAAGTTCATTATGTTTCTATCTATACAAAAGTGTTTTTACTCTATATCTCGTTGAGCGGGTTGTGACTTGATAACGACACATCTCCAGCTACTGCAACCCGATAGTCATCTGTTGAAAAGTGAGGGTATACAATGTGATTTATACGGCTTGGGAAAACTATGATTGTTCCTTCTAATTCTGGTGTCAGTATCCAGTTCTTCTTGAGTATTTGACCAGTTGTATCTGTATACACTAAACAGAAGTCCCCTGATTCTGGGCGGAAGTTTGGTTGTATGTTTCTTTCTTTGTTTCCGTCAAAAGGTATCTTCAACCAGATTACAAACGTAAACACACTTTGATGATCGTGTATGCTTTGATAGTCTCCGTCCTTAGATATCCTAGCCCAGAAGCGATTCAAACATAAGTCGTGACTATGAGTAGTATTCGTTAGAAACGGTATCCCATAGGTATTCACATACGTTTGAACATATGGCATTAATACGTTATTGGTAAAGTAGTTATCCTTATCTTCTAATTGCTTTTGAACAGATACNTTCATTCCATAGTTCTTCTCTGTTAAACCATCGAGATCTCCAATCAAGCTCCAGAGGTACTCACGTTCGGATTTTTTTAGAACTCCTTCAACGTATCCGTGATTCGGTAGGTTCTTACACTCCATCTAACTTCTCCCGATATCTTCTACGCCCATAAACGACCTTCTCCATCTGTTGATTGTTATAACGGTTGTAGTAACCCTTACTCTCCAGAACCCTCGATGCGTCGTCTAAAAAAGAAATTTTTTGAATCATAACAATGGTAAACACATGGTCATANTTAAACACGAGCCATAGACCCTGTGCTTTCTTATTTAAAAAAGTATTAATTGCATCAACTCCTCCACCCAGTATCTGATCATCTATATGCTGATTGTTCGTTGCAGCNGCCACAAGTACGACATCATAATCGCCATTGAACTTATCACACTCCTCTGACACTGCTTCCCAGAAGTCATATGCAGAGTGATAGTCATGTACCTTTCTATATCTGTGAGTGGCCTTCTTTGCGTAAGGACATCTAGATACCCCACTCTCAGTAGGTTCCTGTAAATGATCAATCCATGCTTTAGTATAGTGTTCAATATGATCAAGTGAGTGCATTAATAACTCTGCTCCTCCAACTTACATTCATCCCCAATACAAGAAACAAACGACACACTATCTGTATGATACGAACGATATAACTTCGCCCATATCAAATCAAACTCATCCTCAGTTAAGTTCTTAAACAAACACTTATCCTCAAAGTAAATGTGATAAGACTTTACTCCTTTATCCGCTGTGGCACTTGAATAGTCCATGAACCTCCTTTTAAATCTACCATCTTAAACTTCTTCTTGTTACGCTCGATCTCCAATAACCATGACTCATTCATTTCACTGCCATACTCAACTGGGTTCATACCGACAAAATCAAGTATTGCAGTATCTACCATAAAGAATAAACTATCCCATGTAAGTGTATGCTGTAATGCAGACGCTATCTGTTCAACTTCATACTCAGATAGTTCNTGCCCAGTGACTTGTGCTCGACATTCAACTAACTCAGTGAGATCAATAACAATCCTGTTATTCTTATATATTGCCATAATGTTCTCTTAACTATTCAAAAGAGATGCCTTCCTCATCAGGAAGATCAAGTAGTTTCTCTTCAACCCAATGGTCAGAATTATCAATACCAGCTGCTTCACAGTATGCCATGATATGTTTATCTACTTGCTTGTAGATAGGATGTAGATCTATATCCATTCTTACATCATGGGCTATCTCTGCCACTTGCTTCTC